CCTCTTTCTGGGCATAGAAAAAGCCACCGACAGAGAATCGGTGGCGTCAGAGACCTATCTGCGAGAAACCTGCCTCGTCAGCGTGGGTAGGTCAACTCCCACGGACGGACCTTACGGCCCGTTTCGGCTATCGCTGGTTCCGGAATGCCTTGGGGGGCATGCCATTGGTCACGTGGCCCTCTTCGCAGCGCACCTTGTAGTGACTGCCGCTGGGAATCAGCGTGTCAGTCTCTTCGGTGTTCTCACTGCCACAGACGACACACGCGAACGTCACGTCCCTGTACTGAGCCACATAGTCAGTAGCACGCGCCTCAGCCTCAGGGGACTCAAAGAAGAACTGCATCTCGGTTCGCCTCTTTCATTTGGTCATCTTCCGAGCGAAGTAGCCAATCATGATCGTGGCGAACATCGCTATTGCGATGAGTCCCGTGAGCCTCACCCCCTGGGCGTATGCCCAGAGGATGACGAACGCTGCGCAGAGCAGCAGGACTAGTGCCCGCATGATGACTCCTCAGTGAGACCTCAGGTGCTACCCCTGATGGCTGATCAGATCAGCGTAGCCGTTGGGCGGTCTCTCCGTGGCCCTAAGGCCACAACGGTGGGCACTCTGCGGGGGCCGTATCAGGGACCCGTCATCGGTGTGGACCGACTAGTGACGCTTCGACCCAAGGGTTGGCTTGACCTCGGGCGTGCTCCGTGTGTTCTGGCGTCAAGGTTGCTTCCCAGCAAGCTGGCCAGTGTTCTCAAGTAGCTCTGACCTGACACGATGTGGTGTCACTAAGGAACCATCTTCCAGAAGACGATGCCTTTTTGTCAACCACTCTCCGTCTTGCTGACCGGTTCGTGTTCGGCGTTGGTGAGAACGTTATGACACTCACTCGCACGATGTCAACACTTGACCGAAACACGCCTCTGACCTGCGGGTTTGTCGTGGGAACGACACTGACCGCACGGGATCTTGCGGTAGCCTTGCTCCCCGTACTGTCCATGCGCGTGGGGGAGAGATCATGATCTTGGATAGCTATGCACGCGAGTCACGCAAGGGAGCGCGGTACGTCTCGACGGCCGGCCAACATGCGGCCAACCTGGCTCGCATCAGGGGTCTGGGGGCAGAGCTGGGCAAGCCGCTAGAGGATGAGGGACGCTCAGCCTGGCTACCGGATGTTGAGCGTCCGGGATGGCAAGAGCTGATCGCACGCCTTGAATCGGGAGTGTCCGATGGCGTGGTCATCTTCGATGTTGAGCGACTGCTTCGCAGGGTGGAGGATGCGTTCTTCATCGTGAAGCTCGCGCAGCGAGGATTTAAGGTCTACGACTCCGAAATGGAGTACGACCTTCAGACCGCATCGGGACAGAAGGCATTCTACGAGGCTGCCATTGCGGCCCAGTACCACTCGCACAGGCTCTCGACTCGCGTAAAACGCGGAAACAAGGACAAAGCCCTTCGCGGTGAGGGTAGGACAGGATGCTTCCGTGGTCTCGGATTCAATGCCGTTGACCGTGACGGAGTGAAGACCATTGAAGTCAATGAATACGAGGCGCAGCATGTGAGGGTAATCGTTGACAGGCTGCTGAGTGATCCAACCTTCACCATGCAGAATGCATGCGACTACCTCACGTCACAGGGAATCAGGACCGATGCCGGGGCTATGTGGTCCACCACATCCCTACGGAACGCCCTGAAGAAGCCTGCCATGGCGGGATACACCACGTATCACCGAGAGATCGTGGGCACGATGGATGGTGATCCCGTCATCGATCCCGTGCAGTGGCAAATGCTGCTCGCGCGCTTCAAAGCGAACCGTGGCCGGCCAATGTCCCCTGTGGCTCTGTGTGCGGGCAAGGTGCGCTGTGCCGAGTGCGGCGGACGTATCAGCGCCACTGGCGTAGGGCGAGGCAAGCGATACCCGGATGGGGAGGAATTCCGCGTCTATAGGTGCCGGCTGGAACCTTGGGCGTGCATGAAGACAATCGCAGACATGCGCGTCCTTGATCGAGTGGTCATGCATGCCGTTGTGGACGCTCTTAGCGACTCCCATACTAAGCAGATGCTAGCCGCTCAAGCTGAAGCCTCGGAGGAGGCACGCAAGCCCATCCTGGCGGAACTGGCGAGGCTCGAAGAGGTCCGTGAATACTGGGGCAATCAGCTCATCGAAGGGAGGATCACTCTCGATCATCACGACAAGATGATTGCCAGTCTCGAATCACGCATCAAGCGGAATGCCGAGGATCTGGACCGGATCGCAGTCACTCCGATGCCCGTGGACATCCCGAATCCCCGTGAGGAGTGGGAGAACGCCACCATTCCCCAGAGGCGAGAGCTGATCGACCGCGCTTATACCGATCGCGGGTTGCACATCGCAGTCTATTCAGGACCGTCCACGGAACAGGACATCCTCTATCGGGTCAAGCTGATCTCTGATGCCGACCTTCAGGAGTTGATTTCTCGATCCTCGAATACAGATCGCTCAGAAGACTGATTGACTGCTCCCCCAGTGGTGGCAGGTTCGCGTTCAGAGCCGATGCCCATTTACGGCACTCGTCGTCTGTCGGTTCACTGTCACAACCTGCCAGCTCCACCCCGTGTCCTCCCCATGTGAGCGTGCCCATCTCCCTACGGGCACAGAACGTACGCAACAGGAGTGACACCAGACACTTCCTGTCGCAGCGGGTGACACATCCTGCTCCGAGTGTGACCGACTTGTAAAGGGTCTGCATGCGACTCACCCCAAGTGGACTATGACCAGCGGCCCATGACCGCATGACACGCCCTGCGTGCCCGTCTGCGGGCCGATCTGAGGCTCTGTGGGGAGTTGGTCTCACCCGCCGGCCATCGGCCGTCTGAGCTACCTTCACGAGCGAGCCGGGACAGCGGAGTGAAGGTATAGAGACACGCATGACGTGTCTCGTCTGTCGTGTGATCAGCGGGGGATCGAACGGGACAGTTGGGGGATGCAACCAACACCGTGAGAGAACCCCGATCCAACCATCTAAACGACAATCGTTTTCATTAAGGATCAGACGATCCATGAATGCAGCCATAAGGCTGCATATCAATCCATTCATCCATCATCAGTCATCATGATGAATCGCAATGCCATAAGGCATTGCTCAATAGCGCTCATGATGATGATTCAATGATGATGATCCATGAACAGCCATGGCATCAGGCCATGGCATCAATGAATCCACTGATGACATTCATGAGTCATCAATCATCATCACCATCATCATCGAATTCGGAATCGAATTCGGAATAGCCCTGGGATTTGACCCAGGGCATTTAAATCCACGCGCAATCACCTACGGTGATATCCCCTCCTGGATTTCTGCAAAATACCTTAGTCGGGGGGAGAATGGATGATGAAGGCCCGTCTGATGACGGGCCATGGACATGACCACGGGAACGACTGTGATCCGGGGTGATGGTGAGAATGTCACCATCGGTGACTGACTGATCTACTCACAGTAGATCATTTACAACGAGTTGATCACAACTCATGAGTAACCTGTCCAAAAGTACCCTCCGGACGGTGTATACTTAATGAGAGGTCTCTTTGAGACCGAGACCGAACAAAGTGAGGTTGAGGTCGAGAAGAGACCGGATGATGAATCACTGATAATCATCATCATGATAGGGCCTCTTAGAGAGGCCCTTAATCAATCATCATCATTGATCATTCATGAGTCATGGTGATGTTCACCAGTGAGTCATCACCCCGCCTCTGAGTGCGGGGATAATCAATCATCACTGAGGAGATCGGCCCGGTAGATTCCGGGCCTGATTCATGTGCACGGGAATTCCGTTTATACGGGGATCATCGTAGTCATAATCCTTCTCGTCCTGGTGGACGGGAGGAAGAAGAAATAACTCACTGCCCGAATGCATAAGCCCTTGCGGGGCGAATTCTTTCCCCGTAGGGGGTACCCATGGCAGACCCCAAAAAGGTGGCGGCCTTCAACCGCCAGTCGAAGCCGGTCGGTCCGGCCGAGAAGAAGGCGTTCATCCTCGCCTACGTGAAGAACGGCGAGACCATCGCTGCGGCCCTTCGGGCACTCGGCACCAGCCGGCAGCTCTACGAATACTATCGGCGCACCGACGCCACCTTCAAGGAACACGTTGACGCCGAGTTCGCCAAGAGGCAGCACGGCATCATCCGGAGCGAGGGCAAGGGAGTCCCACCCTTCCCGGACTTCTCCGAGAAGTACCTCAAGGCCAGGCTGTTCCGCCATCAGCTCCAATGGCTGGACCTCCTGGAAGGCCGCGAACCTCGGGACCTCCACCCGAACCAGATATACACCAAGGGTGAGCCCAGGATGATCCTGGTGAACACCCCTCCGGACCACGCCAAGTCCACCACCATCACTGTCAACTACGTGACCTGGCGAATCTGCGAGGACCCCAACATCCGGGTCCTGATCGTCTCGAAGACCCGAGACATGGCGAAGAAGTTCCTCCGGGCCATCAAGGACCGACTGGTAGGAACTCCCTACCTGGAGCTACAGAAGGACTTCGCCCCGGCCGGCGGCTTCGAGGCCAACAGCGCCGGATGGACACAGGACGCCATCTATGTCTCCGGTGACATCCGGGACTCCGGTGAGAAGGACCCCACCGTCCAGGCTCTCGGCATCGGCGGCCACATCTACGGCTCCCGTGCGGACCTCATCATCCTGGACGACTGCATTGACGACACGAACGTAGCCGGGTACGAGAAGCAGATCGACTGGCTTCAGAACATGGTTGACAGTCGCCTGGAGCCACTGGCCGGACTCCTGCTCATGGTCGGCACCCGAGTGGCGCCCATCGACCTCTACTCGGAGGTCATGAAGCCTGTCTACTGGAGTGAGGGCGAGTCCCCCTGGACCTACCTCACTCAGCCAGCGGTCCTGGAATACGCCGAGCGTCCCGAGGAATGGGTGACGCTCTGGCCCAAGTCCAACATGCCCCCCGTCTCCCAGAAGGCCCGTGAAGCGGTCTCCGTGGACGCTGACGGGCTCTGGCCCCGATGGGACGGCCCGGCACTCTCCAAGGTTCGCGCCAGGCGCTCTCCGCGCAACTGGTCCATGATCTACATGCAGGAACAAGTAGCCGATGACTCGATCTTCAAAGCCGAAGATGTTGTCGGCTGCCTCAATGGTATGCGTGCTACCGGCCCGATGCGCAGCGGCGCTGTGGGCCACCGTAAGCATGGCATGGACGGCCTCTATGTCGTCGCCGGCCTCGATCCCGCCATGGCTGGATGCACTGCGGCTGTCGTCATCGGACTGGACCGAACAGATAACAAGCGGTACATCCTAGACCTCCACAACCAGGCAGCGATGCGCCCGGACGAGATCCGCAACGTCATCAAGTCCTGGACAGACAAGTACCGCATCCAGGAATGGCGTATCGAGAAGAACGCCTTCCAAGGGATGCTGACACAGGACAGGGAAGTCCGGGAGTACCTGGCGAACCGTGGATGCCTGCTCAAAGAGCACTTCACTGGAAACAACAAGTGGGACGCCGAGTTCGGCGTAGCCTCCATGTCCATGCTCTTTGAAGGATGGCAGGACAAGCGGAACCTCATTGAGCTTCCCTCTCGCGAGAAGTCCGAGGCGTGCAAGCAGCTCATTGAGCAATTGGTGACCTGGGAGCCCGAACAGCCGGGAACCAAATCCAAGCGCAAGACAGACTTGGTGATGGCCCTGTGGTTCGCTGAGATCCGCTGCCGTGAGCTGGTCAATGTGGACTGGGGCGGCTTCCACCTGAGCAACAACTTCCTGTCCGCCAGAGACCGCGAAAAGCAGGTAACCCTAGACCTGGACATGATGCTCCAGGCCGGCATGCCGGGGTTCTGATGATCCGCGTCCGCTGCCCCTGGTGCCCGTGGGTCATCGTCACCAATGATGCGGGGCCGTTGATTCTGGCGCTCTCAGACTCGCACATCCGATTCCACGCTCAGCAGACGATTGCCGATCTCGAATCCTTCCTGACCGAGGCGGCCGAAACAGAGGATTGACATGGCCGTAAAGGGAATCGACTTCGCCTGGCAGAAGCCTTCCCCCGCAGAGGTCAAGGCCCTCGGGTGTAGCTTCGTCGCCGGGTACCTCTCCAACGACCCGAGCAAGAACCTCACCCGATCCGAGGTTGACGGTTACCTCGCGGATGGTATCGCCGTGGTGACCGTGTGGGAGACCACGGCTGGCAGGGCGACCGCCGGCTACACCGCTGGCGTTGACGACGCCCGCCAGGCTGAGGCCCAGCGCATTGCCCTGGGGCTGCCCAGCGATCACGTTATCTACTTCGCCGTAGACGAGGACACCTCATGGGCCTCGGTTCAGGCGTACTTCGATGGCGCCGCATCCGTCATCGGAAAGCGCCGCGTTGGCGACTATGGCGGCTTTGACATCGTTGAGGGCGCTTACGCCCACGGCATCAATTTCGGCTGGCAGACGATTGCCTGGAGCAATGGCCGCTGGTCTGTCCATGCGGACATCCGCCAGGAAGGCGGAACGCTTCTCGGCGGTTCCGCCGATCTCGACTATGCCGAGGTTGCCGACTTCGGCCAGACCCCCCATCCCGGTTCGATCCCGGCTCCGCCGAACCAGACACCTCCCCCGGCCCCGAAGCCGGTTCGATCCGTCCTGGAGGACGATATGGCCCAGATCCCGGCCCTCCTGCCCGACAAGAGCAACGCAGAGACCATGCTGACGTTCCCTCGCGGGTCCGCCAAGACTGTGGCTTTCTTCTGCGACAACACCCGCAGTGGCGGCCCGAATGACCCTGGGGCGAAGCTCCGGGTGACCATCTTTGCCACGGGTCAGCCTGACGACCTGTACGACGGCGACCGCGCCGTAGTCGTGACCAACCATGACAATGAGCAGGTGGTCCTCAGCTTCAAGGTTCCGGAGACCACGCACAGCGTTTCTGTGGTTCGCCTGGACGAGGGTCGCTACCCGGTTGGCGTTGAGGTGTCGTGACCGGAGTTTTCAGTCGGCCCTTCCTCGTGAAGACAGCCGAAGAGGTCTCCGTCGTGTTCTTTGCCACTTTCGGCAGCTCACTGGCGGACGGCCAAGCCTTTGGTAAGTCGGCTCTCATCGGCGCCTCCGTGGCCGGCCTGAGGGCCGTGTATGGCGTCCTGGTCAAGGACGTTGGAGTACCGCAGGCGCCTGTCGTGAAGTGAGGTGAGCCGCCATGGCGACGAACGTCGAAAACATCGCGAAGAAGGTCGAGCGTCTTCGCCGTCAGGCTCGGGGCAGGGATGAGCGTCAGCGGAACGTCCACGACGTAAGAGCGGGCGATGTAGAGACCTTGATGCCGGGAGCCTTCCCGGAGTCCTGGCCTCGCCCAATCGTGGCGAACGTCATCGATACAACCGCCCGAGACTTGGCAGAGCTAATCGCTCCGCTCCCATCCATCAACTGTGACTCTTCGCTGGTGACCTCTCAGCGGGGCAAGAACTTCAGCTCGAAGCGCACCAAGATTGCCAACTGGTACTCGGTGTCCAGCGAGCTGAAGGTCAAGATGGTTCAGGCTGCCGACTGGTACCTGAGCTATGGAATGGTCCCGTTCATCATCGAACCGGACTTCCACAGGAAGACCCCGTTCATCCGGTTCGACAACCCGATGAAGACCTATCCCGAATTCAACCTCCGGGATGAGGTTGTCAGCTACTCGAAGGTGTGGCACGAGCCCGCCTCCGTGCTTGCCGCCAAGTTCCCCGAGTTCTCTCGCGTCATCATGGGCGAGAGTCCGAGCCAGGGTTTCCCTGGCCGGAACGGCGACTCTGGCGACAGCATGGTAGAAGTCGTCAAGTATGTCGATGCAGAGCGATACTTGCTCTACATGCCCGGCCGGCAGAACCGTGTGCTTGAGGACATCCCGAACCCTTTCGGGAAGGTCCCGGTCATCATCGCCAAGCGTCCCGGCTACGACGAGGAAACTCGCGGCCAGTTCGATGATGTGATCTGGGTCCACCTCGCCCGTGCCCGTATGGCCCTGCTGGGCATGGAGGCAACCGAGAAGTCGGTTCGGGCTCCGCTCGCCCTGCCTCCGGATGTCCAGAAGGTCTCATTCGGTGACGACGCGGTTATCCGCACCAACTCCCCGGAAAAAATCCGCAGGGTTGGAGTGGATGTTCCTCAGGTCGCCCAAGAGGAACAGCAGATCCTAGCCGCTGAGATCATGCAGGGCACCAGGACTCCGCCTGCCCGCCAAGGGCAGATGGATGCCAGCATCATCACTGGCAAGGGCGTTCAGGCCCTCATGGGCAGCTTTGACACTCAGGTCAAGACGGCCCAGACGGTAATTGGTCGTGCCCTTGAGCGCAGTCTCATGCTGTGCTTCGAGATGGACGAGAAGTTCTGGCCGCACGAACGGAAGGAGATCCGTGGTGTCGCCAGCGGCACTCCTTTCGAGGACTCGTACATCCCGAGCAAGGACATCAACGGCGCTCATACGGTCGATGTGTCCTATGGCTTCGCCTCTGGACTCGACCCCTCTCGCGCCCTCGTCTTCCTGCTCCAGCTCCGTGGAGACCAGCTCGTGTCGCGGGACTTCGTTCAGCGACAGCTCCCCATGGACCTCGATGTAGCACAGCTACAGATCCAGATCGACAACGAGCAGACCACCGATGCCCTGAAGCAGGGCATCTTCGCGATGCTGTCTCAGGTCGGAGTGCTGGCACAGCAGGGCCAGGACCCCACTGACGTGCTCTACAAGGCCGCTCAGGTCATCTCCATGAGGGAGAAGGGCAAGAGCATGGCTGACGCCATCCTGGAAGCGTTCCAGCCCAAGCAGCCTGCGCAGATGCCACCTGGCCAGCAGCAGCCTGGAACTCCGGGGGCTCCGCCTGGAATGCCCCCTGGAATGGGTCCAGGCGGCCCGCAGGGCGGTCCCCAGGGTCCGGGTGGGCCGATGCCCCAGGGTGGACCTGGAATGGGTCCAGGGGGCGGCCAGATGCAACCTGGCGGCCAACCCGACCTTCAGCAACTCTTGGCCAGCCTCAATGGCGCTACCGGTCAGCCCACCCTAGGCGCCACCGTCCGGAGGAGGATTCCCGCCGCATGATCTGCCCGCACTGCAACCGACACATCCCATTCCTGAACGATCACCGCTGCAACCTCTGTGGCAAGGACATCCGGGAGACCCCGGAGAAGAAGACGACTGCGAGGAAGACCAATGGCTGACATGCCTGGACAGGGCGCCTCCTTCGATGGCGATCCCGAGCACACCACTGATTCCGGCTGGGACGCCCTTCAGGGCGACATGGGCCAGGTTTACGAGCAGCCGGCGGGCTGCTGGGTTTCCGGCGAAGCGATCCCGGAGACCGCTGGCGGTACGTCCGAGCCTGAGCGTACGGCGTGGGACACCGAATTCCGCGCTCCGCTCGCGTCCGGCACTCCGGGCCGTTCCGCGAATGCGCGCGAGGACAACCAGAGCAACGTCTTCTGATTGGAGGGTGGCCATGGACGATGACGAGGACTTCGAGGATGACGACGATGAGCCGACTCAGATGTCCGTGGTCTACATGATGGGCAGCGCCCATCGCCATAGCCGATGGACCATTGGCTCCATGGTGGCCGCCCTGGCGGCCAATGTCATGGCTGACATCTCCGAGTTCTGCGGTCAGCTCTCCCGTGCATCTCTCCAGCACGGGAATGCCACAGACCTGCGGACGATGGAAGACTCAGTGACCCATGATCTAGAACGACTTACCATCACGGAGGAATGATGCCGTCTGGCGGTTATCGTCGTCCGACAAATCCTGCGCCGGCCAGTGGTCCGGGTGCTCTTTCTCGGCGCACTGATGGCAAGCAGCCGATTATGAGTCTGCCTGACGCTGACTACGGTGAGCAGGCTACCTATCGTCAGCAGCAGCAGGGAGCCCCCCTGGCGCAGTCTCAGCCCCTTCCCTCAGCCTCCAGCGGCGCCGGGATGGGCTCTGGCGGCCCAGGGGTCATCCCTCTCACGGCGCCGTCTCAGCGGCCCTCTGAGCCTGTTACTGCGGGCGCAGCCCTGGGGCCTGGCCCTGGGCCTGAGGCCCTTCAGGTGAAGACGCTCGGAGATCAGGACTACCAGCAGAAGCTACAGAGCTACATGCCCGTGCTCAACTTCGCTGCAAATCTTCCGGGTGTATCGGCATCCACAAAGGCTCTGGTGACAGACCTCAACAGTAGGGTGTGATTTCATGGGTTGGCTGGATGACATTGGCAAGGCCGCCGAAGGGTGGTGGAACGGTGCCAAGCAGGA